GAAGAGCATGAACGCATGGCTGCCAAGGACCGTGCGTTCCTTGAGCAGCGCATTGCCACGCAGGCTGCAGGCCGGCAGCAAGGACGGGTGTGATGCTGGACTTCAATCACCGTCCCAAATTTCATGAACAGATCGGCTCGCTCATTGATGACGCGCTGGCGCTGGAGCGCGACGCGCAAACGCGGCGTGACTATCTGGGCGCTTCACGCCTGGGAGTCGCCTGCGAGCGTGCGCTCCAGTTCGAGTACACCCGCACGCCTGTGGATCCAGGCCGGGAGTTCTCTGGTCGATTGCTGCGGGTATTCGAGGTGGGCCACCAACTGGAAGACCTCGCCATCCGTTGGCTGCGCCTGATCGGGTTTGACCTGTACACCCGCAAAGCTCAGGGTGGTCAGTTCGGATTTTCCGTGGCGCGCGGCCGCATCAAGGGACACGTCGACGGCATCCTGAACAGCGGACCGGCGTCACTGGGTATGGGCTATCCCGCGCTGTGGGAATGCAAGACCATGAACGACAAGTCCTGGCGCGACACGGTCAAGAACGGTGTGGCCAAGTCCAAGCCCGTCTATGCCGCGCAGATGGCGATCTATCAGGCCTACATGGAGGCCAGCATTCCGGGGATCTCGCAGAACCCGGCGCTCTTCACAGCCATCAACAAGGACAGCCAGGAAGTCTGGTTCGAGTTGGTCCCCTTCGATGGTGGCCTCGCTCAGCGCATGTCCGATCGGGCGGTGCGTGTCATCACGGCCACCGATGCGGGGGAAGTTCTTCCCCGATTCTCGACCACGCCAACCCACCAGGAGTGCCGCTTCTGTTCATGGCAGGAACGCTGCTGGGGTGGGTCTTGATGCATGAGTCCAGCTACTTCGATTTCAACGATGCAGCGGATCGCGTACCCGGGACGACAGAAGATGTCGAAGGATTGCGCCATGCGCTGATCGATCGGCTCGAGTCCGTCCTTCTGTTCCTGTTCCCTCAGGGGCGTATCCGGGGTGGGAAGTTCTATGTAGGTGACATTGACGGTTCACCCGGCAAGAGCCTCGTAGTTGAGATGGAGGGCGCGCGACGCGGGCTTTGGTTCGACTTCGCCACCGATATGGGTGGCGATGTGTTCGATGCATGGGGCCTGTCGCGCAACCTGTCCGTCAAGACAGATTTCACCCGGATCCTTGAAGAGGTTCGCCAGTGGTGTGGCGTGGCGCCACCCATCAGCAAATCCATCAAGCGCGATGTCCGGCAGCAGCCGGTCGATGATCTTGGCCCCTACACCGCCACCTGGGACTACAAACAAGCCGACGGCACGCTGATCGCCCGGGTCTACCGCTATGACCCAGAGCCCGGCCGCAAGGAGTTCAGGCCCTGGGATGTGCGCGCCCGGATGTGGCGTGCCCCTGATCCGCGTCCGCTTTACAACCAGCCAGCCATGGCGACTGCTCGCCAGGTCGTGCTGGTGGAAGGTGAAAAGTGCGCCCAGGCCCTCATCGAGCAAGGCATCGTGGCCACCACCGCAATGAACGGCGCGCGAGCACCGATCGACAAAACCGACTGGTCCCCTCTGCGTGGCAAAGACGTCGTGATCTGGCCGGACCGCGATCCGCCGGGCTGGGACTATGCCGAGGCAGCTGCCAAAGCATGTGTGGCTGTGGGCAGTCGTTCAGTGGTGATCGTCATCCCGCCCGAAGGCAAGCCGGATAAATGGGATGCGGCCGATGCCATCGACGAGGGGTTCGACTGCAAGACATACATCGAGAGTAGCGAGCGCATCACGGTGAAGGCCAGCGCGGCTGTCCTGCCGGCTTTCACGATGGGCGAGATGCTCGACGACGACACACCCCTGCCGATAGACCTGGTGTCAGGCCGGATCATCACGACCGGCGGCATCGCGATCTTTGGCGGGGCGCCCAAGGTGGGCAAGAGCGACTTTCTTCTTTCGTGGCTGGCGCACATGGCAGCCGGCCTGCCGTTCCTGGACATGGTCCCAGCACGCCCTTTGAAGGTCTTCTACCTCCAGGCCGAGGTGCAGTACCCGTACCTCAAGGAGCGGATGAAAGCCATTCGTCTGCCTAAAGATGCGCTCAGGCTCGCCCGGCGCAATCTGGTGGTGACGCCTCAGCTGCACCTCATCCTCGACGAGGACGGGCTGGAGAAGTTGATCCAAACCATCAGCGCGCAATTCGGTGGCGAGCCGCCAGACATCATCGCCATCGACCCGATCCGCAACGTGTTCGACGGTGGCGGCTCCGGTGGTGAGAACGACAACGACGCGATGATGTTTTTCCTCACGCGCCGGGTGGCCAGGCTGCAGCAGCGGGTCAATCCGGACTCGGGCGTGTTGCTGGTCCATCACACAAAGAAGATGACCAAGCGCCAGTTCGAGGAAGACCCGTTCCAGGCCTTCGCGGGTGCCAGCAGCCTGCGCAGTTTCTATACCTCCGCATTGCTGCTGCACCGGCCAGACGAGTTGTCCACGGTGCGGCAGTTGTATTTCGAGCTGCGCAACGGTCCAGGCCTTGCCCCCCGGTACGTCGACAAGGTCGATGGCCAGTGGACCGTCGTCAATGACAGCGAACGTCTGGTCAACAAGGATTACGGGAAGCGGCTCGATGCCGAGCGACGGCGCAAGACCGACGTGATCCTTCAGATCCTCTTTGATGAGGGCCTGAAAGGTAATTTCTACACCGCCAATCAGTTCGCCGAAGCCTTCGAGGGCAAGGCGGGCCTTGGCGGCGAGCGCTCGATACGCGAGCGCCTGTCGGCCCTGGCCACGCAGGGCTACATCAAGTATTTCCGCAACGCTGCGGACTACGGGCTGCCGCCATTTGGCCGCTCCAAGTTTGGCTACATGTGCGTCGAGGGCATGGTCCACAACCGGCCCAAGGGCGAGCCCGATCCGGACACCGGTGAGGTGCCCGTGGCGTCCCTGTGCGTGCTGCCCACCCACTACAAGTGCCCGCTTTCCGGGGCGGCGATGCCCGTCGAAAACCCGGAGGTGTGGGTCTATCCCGAAAACAGCAACGACCCACAGGAGTCCGAATGAACACGATTTGCCAAGATAGAGGCATCACGGCCAGCAGTTTTGAATACGCCGGCATTGACCTGCACGGGCACGCTTTGGCCTTCACGCGACGGGCATTGGACAGAATCCGCAATCGTCCGCAACTGTGCGATCCCGCGCACATCGGCTCGCAGCAGCAAGTTGGCAAAAACACCCCCGGAAGTTGGCAAGCTTTTGCCAACTGGATTCAGTTGGCAGACCGTTTCCAACTTGATTCCGTTGTAAATCAACAAGTTACGTCGAAGTTGGCAAGATGGCAGGAAGGCAGTTTTGCCAACTTGCCAACTGAGCTAACTCGTTGTTTTTGTTCACTTTCCACCCCTGGTCCAGTTGTCGGAGACTCCCCCTCCTACTACGTAGGAGAGGGGGCTAAAGCCCACTCTCCGTTACGTAGGGGAGATGCCTGCCCGGTCGATCCGGTGCCTGCATCGCGCACCGTGGTCATGGCCATCGACCTGGGCACCACGACCGGTTGGGCCATGCGAACGATGGATGGTCAGATCGCGCACGGCTTTGCGAGCTTCCGGCCCAACCGCTATGAGGGCGGTGGCATGCGCTACCTGCGCTTCAAGCGGTGGCTCTCCGACATGCGTCACCTGGCCACCGACATCCACAGCGTGTACTTCGAAGAGGTGCGCCGGCACGCCGGGGTGGACGCCGCCCATGTGTACGGCGGCCTGCTGGCCACGCTCACTGCTTGGTGTGAGCACCACAACCTGCCGTACCAGGGTGTGCCGGTGGGCACGATCAAAAAGCACGCCACCGGCAGAGGCAACGCCAGCAAGGACGAGGTCATCCAGTCCATGCGGGCACTGGGCCACTCGGTGACCGATGACAACGAAGCGGATGCCCTGGCGCTGTTGCACTGGGCTTTGGACACACAGGAGGAATGACCATGGTTGCAGCAACACTCGAATGGACGACGGACGACGTCGCGAACTGGCTTATCGAAGCGGCACGCACGGCGCATCGCCTGCCACCGGTCAGGGTGCAAGGCTACTTCAACTGCTGGCCCACCATCGTGCGATCGGAGTACGAACGCATGGCCAGCGACGATGCGCCGGTCTACCGCTTCCCACCCACGCCCGCCGAGGTCGAACGCATGCTCGTGGTCATGCAGTGGGTGCAGTGCCTGCGTACCGATCAGCGCAAGCTGGTGTGGATGCGGGCTGAGCGGTGGCGCTGGTATGACATCGGCAAACGCTTCGGGGTGGCACCCCGGACCGCGCAGCGCCACTGGGAAGTCGCAATCCAGGTCATCACCGACCATCTTTCGCAGGGAGGTTGATAGACGTTTCGAGGTGCAGCGAAGCAGCGCCTGCCAATGCGGACAGATGCGAAAGAAACGCGATTTTGAGGGTGTCGCGTTTTGCCCGGATTCACGATAAATTCTGTCTACGGTCGCGAGAGATGCGTCTCCGACCACATCAACTTCAAGAACCCGCCCGGTGGCCCATGTGGCATGACCTGGCGGGTTTTTCACTTCTGGTCCCCATGAACCCCATCCACATCGAGTACCGCCAGGTCGAGGAGCTGATCCCCTATGCCCGCAATGCGAAGCAGCATTCGGAGGCACAGG